ACATGGATTATTTGAGGGGCGCCTTCACCAAGGAGGTTAAGCAGATCCTTTGCCAGCCCATCAGTAACAGGGCTTTGGCCTGAAACAACGCGCCGCACATGGCGATCAGATATACCTAACCGCCTTGCTATTTCTGATTGCCAACCAATTGATGTGCCAATTAGTGCTATAGAGTTTTGTATGAATTCATCGCGGGTCATAAGAAAAACCCCACCAACTTATTAGGCTGGCGGGGCGTCGTTATTTATTCAACTTCATGAGCGTCAACATCATCAAGTGTGATGTTGATGGATTGGATGTGTCCTGTTGGACCTCTTCCAGCTTCAAAATCAAAGTAACCAGTGTCGTTTAAACTATCATCAAAATTGGCACACATCCAAATTTCTTGGGCGGTCCCTTCAGTGGACCAATCAAGTCCAAGCTCATTAATCTGAGTTTTGATTGAATTAAGTCCAGTCTCGTTAATAGTAAAAGTTTTCATTTTCGGTCCCTTTGTTAAACCACAGAGGGCCTAATTGCCCTTCTGATATAATCAATATAGGTCCTAGTTAGGACAATGTCAAGGGCAAATACAAATAATTTAAAAAAAGTTTTCACGCAAGGCCCTTTTTTACTGGCACCCTTCCTCCCAAGGGCCGGTAACTTGGCCTTGCGTGGATAAAACTCAACCAATAGTCCGGCGTATAAAATATTAGGAAATATAACCATGCCACGGCCAAAAGGATCATTAAACAAATCCACCAAAGAAGTTAAGCAAATAGCTCAAAAATACACAAATCATGCAATTAAAGAGCTGGCACGAATTGCAAAGAACGCAAATAGTGAGCAGGCAAGAGTTTCAGCTTGTCGTGAACTGTTAGACAGAGGGCATGGTAAAGCACCCCAAGCTCTTGTAGGTGATAAAGATCTGCCTCTGACCCTTCAAATAACAACAGGCGTCCCACGGGATGACGACTGAGGTTATTGACCTTGGTTATAGGGCAAGAGAACAATTCGCCCGCTTTCACAAAAGGCCAAACAGATGGGCCTGCATTGTAGCCCACAGGCGGGCAGGCAAAACGGTTGCATGTATACTGGACCTGATAGACGCGGCTTTAAGGTGTGATAAAAACAGACCCCAGTTTGCATACATTGCGCCTCATTATGTGCAAGCCAAGGACGTTGCTTGGAATTACCTGAAAGAGTATACAGCAAGAATCCCAGGTGTTTCAATCAATGAAAGTGAACTAAGGGTTGATCTACCTAATGGCGCAAGGATTAGGCTTTACGGCGCTGATAATTACGACAGATTGCGTGGCCTTTATCTTGATGGCGTTGTGCTTGATGAATACGCCGACATGGACCCTAGAGCCTGGTCAGAAGTCATCAGGCCCGCTTTATCAGACCGGCAAGGGTGGGCTATTTTTATAGGCACTCCCAAGGGCCGGAATGCATTCTGGGAAGTGTTTGAGTTGGCCAAAAAGGATGACAATTGGTTTTCACTCATATTGAAGGCTTCCCAGACCCAGATTGTTCCGCAATCAGAGCTTGATGACGCAAAGCTCATGATGACATCTGAGCAGTATGAGCAGGAATATGAATGCTCTTTTGATGCGGCTATTCTTGGCGCGTATTACGCAAAACAACTGAGAGAGGCTGCGGCGGCTGGGCGCATTAAAGATGTTCCTTACGAGCCCTCTATACCCGTGCAAACAGCATGGGATCTTGGTATGTCAGACAGCATGTCAATTTTCTTTTTTCAGGTCGTTGGTGGTGAAATTAGAATAATAGACCATTATGAAAACCACACCCAGACTTTAGCCCATTATGCTGGCGTTTTGAACGAAAAGCCTTATCGCTATTCAACCCATTGGGTACCGCATGACGCGAAAGTAATATCGATGGAAACAGGGCGGACAAGGGTTGAGACCCTGCAAAGCCTTGGACTTGATAAGAATGGGCAGGATGTCAGGCTTGTGCCCGGTCACAAGGTTAAGGATGGCATAAACGCTGCTCAGGTTTCATTCCCAAGGTTTTGGTTTGATGAAAACAGGTGCCATTACGCTATAGAGGCCCTCAGGCAATACCACGAGGACTGGGACGAAAAACTAAACGTTTCGCGTAAAAAACCTAAGCATGACTGGACCAGTCACGCAGCTGACGCCTTTAGGTATCTAGCCATGGCCTGGAAAGAGCAGGCGCAAGTTGCCGAAAGGCCTAAGCCACAAACAGAATTAAAATATGAAGCCGATGAACATGGAAGGTTGTATTCTAACATGTCCGTTATGGAAATCGTGCGCTTGAAAGAGCGCAGAAAGAGAAGAGATTGACCGAAACTTCAGAGCAAATAGAAACAGACAAGGAAAGCAAAAGCCTTGGTGAAACTGAGGTAAGTCTGTGGCTAAAAAAGATCAATAAGCAGCTAGAGGCTGAAAAAGATTGGCGTGAAGATGCACGCAACGCTGAGAAGATTTATGAAGGCGAGGACAACGCATCAATCTATTTCAATATTCTTCACTCAAACACTGAAACACTTGCCCCTGCTCTTTACAACTCCCAGCCAGTGCCAGACGTTAGACGGCGCTGGGATTCATCAGACGTGATTGCAAAACAGGTTGTTGATGTCACAGAGCGGCTGTTAATATTCTCACTAGATCAATATGATTTTGATGATGTTGCAGAATGTCTTGTCAAAGATGCCTATATAACTGGGCGCGGTGTCACGCGCCTACGGTATGAGCCGACAATTGAAAATGAGACAATCACAAACCAACATTGTCAAATGGAGCATGTAGCCTGGGATAAATTCATCCCAGGCCCGGCCCGGTCCTGGGCAAGGATGCCATGGGTAGCTTTTGAACATTCTTTATCACGCGATGAGCTTGTCAAGCTTAACCCAACAAAAGGCAAGGAAATTGGCCTTGATGCGAAAGAGAGTGACAGGGATGACATAGACGAGGAAAACGGGGTCTTTAAAGCGGCTAAAGTTTATGAGATTTGGGACAAAGAAAGCCGCCAGGTGATTTTTATTGCAGAGAATGAAAAAGACTTTCCGCTTAAAATAATTTCAGATCCGGTTGGACTTAGCGATTTTTTCCCATGTCCAAAGCCATTACAGCCGATTTCAAAGCTTCGTTCACTTGTCCCCGTCTGCCCCTATGAGATCTATAAAGACCTTGTTGAGGAGCTTAACAAAGTCACAAAGCGTATTAACCGGCTGATTGGTCAATTGAAGGTCAGAGGGTTGGTTGATGCGGCACTTGAAAGTGATTTTGACCAAATGATTGATTGCGATGATGGCGAATATCAGCCAGCACAAAATGCGACAGCGTTTGCACAAGGCTCAGGGGGCATACAGCAAGCCATTGCACATTGGCCAATGGAGCCAACCATTGCAGCCCTTGGGCAACTGTACGCGCAACGTGAGCAGATTAAACAGGTGATTTATGAGGTTACAGGTTTAAGCGATATTCTTAGGGGCTCATCAGACGCAAGAGAAACTTTAGGCGCCCAACAAATCAAAACACAATGGGGTTCATTGCGCATTCAAAATCTTCAAAGTGCAGTTGCTAAATGGGCAAGAGAGATTTTCAGAAAAAAAACAGACCTTTTCTCAAAGCATTATGATGCTGAGGTGATAAGCCGCATTACGGCCCTTCCCTCAACTGAAGAGCAACAACAGGCGTGGCCTCAAGTCATGCAAATGTTTAAATCTGATATGATGTCATTCCGCATTGATGTTGAGACAGATTCAACCATTCGCGCTGATATGGTAAGATCACAAGATACCATGAACCAATTCTTGCAATCAACCGGCCAATTTGCCCAGGCCATGGGCGGGATTGTTCAAGTTAAGCCTGAACTGCTGCCGGTTATTATCGAGATTTATACAGCGTTCGCCAGAAAATTTAAATTGGGCAAGCAAGCTGAAGATGCGCTGGACCAATTACAAACCCAATCAACTGAACAAGAGCAACAGCCTGAAGAGCCAAGCCCAGAGCAACAACAAGCGGCTATGCAAGCCCAGCAAGAGCAACAGCGCTTTGAATTGGAAGTGCAAAGCAACCAGCAACGAATGCAAGCCGATGCCCACAAGATGCAGATTGAGCAGCAACGCGCACAAATTGACCTGCAAAACAAACAGGCAGATGCGCAGATCAAGCAACTTGAATTGTCAATAAAACAACAGCTTGGTGAGCTGGACATCATGATTAAACAGGCTGACTTAAGCGCAAAAGAGCAAGCGGCAGCTATTGCGGCAGAGACCAAAATAACAGATCTGAACCTAAAGAGGCAAAATGGCTAAATACGTTTTGAGGGACGGGCGGTTTGTTTGTAAAAAAACGGGCCGCCCAATGATCACTGAAGAAGATAAAGAGCGATTTAATGAGATGCTCAAATCAGGTCGCGGGCCAATGATTACCAGTGATATTCCCGATTACATCTCACCTGTTACAGGAAAGCCCGTGAGTGGCCGCGTGGCCCGTCGAGAAGATTTAAGGCGCAATAATTGCTTTGAGGTGGACCCCCCCTCAAAGCCCTTGAGAGAGCGCCAGAAGGTTAGATCGAAAATTGAGCTTGGGGAAAGCCGGGAATTAAACAATAAACTAGAGGCGGTATTGAATAAATGACAGAACAAGCTACGGCTCCAGAGGAGCAAGGCGCACCAGAAGCACAAGCTGAAGTGCCAGCAGAAACACAAAATGAGAATACAGAAAACCCGTCCAGTGAGGCGGGTTTATCTTTGGATGATGCGCTAGGCAAAACATTTGATGAAGTGATCCTT